GCAAAGGAAGTTGAAAAATTCGAAAAAAAGAATGAAGATATTGTAGACCAAGCATTTCTAAAAGCAAAACCAGTTAAGGAAGGTTTAAAGGATTTAGGAATCACAGATTTCAAATCCTTATTCAAAAAGATGCCTTCTGATTTACAAAAGAGAGTTTACAATCTAAAGAACTTCGGTCAAAGATTAGATAAACATCCAGAGGGTAATGTTCTAAAACATACTATAATGGTTGTAAATCGTTCAATCAAAGATGATGATATTGATATCGCAATAGCAGCAATGTTCCATGATATAGGAAAAGATGAAACTGCTGGTATTCACCCAAAGAAAGGACACATCACACACTTTGGACATGAGAAAGTATCTGCTTCATTAGTAAAGAAGTATAAAAAGTTTATAGAATCAGTTGATGGTAATGCTGCAAATGTATTTTACATTGTTAAAAACCACATGAGATACAAACAACTATCTGATATGAGACCTGTAAAGCAAGATAAGTTAAAATCATTCAGAGCATTTGATAAATTAGGTAAATTTTCAAAACATGATAAAGGTGGTTTGGGTGAATCTAAAGAAAAAGAAAATATGGATAGTATAGACCAGTTAATAAGTGATATTGATAATAAAATAGTTGAAATGTTTTTACCAAACACTAAAACACCACAACAACTAATCAAAGAAAACATAAACGAATCTAAATTACTTCAAGAAGGTGGTGCGTATGGACATATGTCTCATCCATTTGATACAGATATCAATTTAACATTTGGACAACTTAAAGATATAGTAAATCGTGCCTTAGAGGGTACATTAGAATTCACACGAGAAAAAACAGATGGTCAAGCATTGGCTATTTCATGGAGAGATGGAAGATTAGTAGCGGCTCGTAATAAAGGACACTTAAAGAACAAAGGTGAGAATGCTTTAGATATTAAAGCAGTTGCTGATAAATTTGCTGGTAGAGGTGAATTAGAAAAAGCTTATAACTTTGCAATGAAAGACCTTTCAGATTCTATAAAATCATTATCTGAAAAACAAAGAGATAAAGTATTCAAACAAGGAGCGTGTTTCATGAACCTTGAAGTAATTTATCCAACATCAGTTAATGTTATTCCTTATGGACAAGCATTATTGGTATTCCATGGAACTATGGAATTTAATATGGATGGAATTGCAATTGGTGAGAATGGTGATGCAGCAAAAGTACTAGCTGGTATGATTAAACAAGTTAATAAGGATGTACAAGATAATTATACAATCCAAGGACCACCTGTAATCAAATTACCTAAATCACAGAACTTAAACAAGAGTAAATCTAAATATTCATCACAGATATCTAAATTACAGAAAGAATTTAGTTTAAAGGATACAGATGGTGTTGCAAACTATCACCAAGCATGGTGGGAACAATGGGTAGATAAGAATTCACCCACATCACTTGATAACAAAACCAAAATGGGATTAGTTAAGAGATGGGCATTCATGGAAAAAGGATTTAGATTAGATAAAAAGAACTTTAGTGATGAAAAAACATTAGAGTGGGCTAAGAAAACAGATAAGGATGACCAAAAGAAGATTGGTAAAACCAACTTAATGAAGTTTGAACAGATATTCTTAGGATTGGGAGCTGAAGTATTAGAATTTACTTCATCTGCACTTACAGTAAACCCTGATAAAGCAGTTCGTGATATGAAAAAACGAATTGATAAGACAATTAAAGATGTTAAGAAATCGGGTGACCCAAAAAAGATTGAAAAACTTAAATTAGAACTTGGTAGATTACAATCAATCGGTGGTTCTAAAAAAATTGTACCAAATGAGGGAATTGTATTTGTTTATGGTGGAAACACTTTTAAGTTAACAGGAACGTTTGCATCTGTAAATCAGATACTAGGTATTTTCTTCTAAAAAGTTCGGTTTCTCTAATTTGATATATTTATATATAACAATAACCTAATATGTAACAATGGGTAAAGAATTTAAGAAAAAATATATGCATCCAACTCGTAGAAAGTTGGTAGATATGGTAGAAACTGGTGAGTATGATAAAAATACTACTATTGGATATACTAAAACTAAAGAAGTGCGTAATGTTGGTGATGTGTGGGAAGATGGACATACTAGATACGAGAAAAAAGAAGGATATACTCTTAAAACAGGAAAGAACTCAGAATCTTTTCAAGAAATAAGAAAATATCTTGAAACCAAATCAAAATGTCAAAACTCAGAATGTAAGACTATTAAAAAATCTGAAAAAGATTTAAAATTCATTCAAAGAAGTGGATTTTGTGCAGATTGTACTATTGATAGAGAACATGATATACGAACAGCTGGGTTATGGGTAGAATATCAAAATTATAAAGTGTGGACAAAGATGATTGTATATGGTAAGACTAAATTAGATTCATATAAACAATCAATCGATGAATTAAAAGAAGAATATGAACTAATGGGTTCTGATGGTAAGGTTACTGAAACATGGAAGCTACCAAAATCAATAGATGAAGTAAAGGCAGAAATACAAGAACTGATTAATTTTGGTGAAAAGGAAATAGAAGAACTAGAAGAAAAAAGATTGGTTGCATTTGATACATTAAAGGAGAAAAACTATGAGCATTATATTTAGTTTATTATTTAAAAGATGGAGAGAACTATTAATCCTTCTTTTATTTGGAATAATTTTATTTTTACGAGGATGTGGAACTGATACTGGTAATAAAACCATAGTTGATGTAGATGGTGAACAATATGAGTTATTGGAATCAAAAACTGATACCATATATGTAGAAAAAGAAGTTAAAGTAACAAAGTATGTACCAAAGTACATTACAAAAGAAGTAATTAAAGAAGTAGAGATACCAGCAGATGTTGATTCACTTGCTATTATAAAAGATTACTTTGCAAAAATAACAGTTAAAGATACATTAAACTTAGCATATGATTTCCCACCAGTAGTTACTGATTCATTAGGTAACAAACCAAGTGGAGATTTAGGATTTGGTATTTTAACTGATGTTATTTCACAAAACAGAATAGAATCAAGAGAAATCGATTGGTATTTTAAGATTCCAACAGTTTATAATACTACAATTGTAAAAGAGTTACCTAAAAATGAATTCTATTATGGTTTTGGTGCAGGAATGGACCAAACCAATGGATTAAATAATTTTAGTGGTAATATTTTATTTAAAACTAAGAAAATGAAAATTTATGGTTTAAATGTTGGATTATCAAATCAACTTGGTGAGTATAAGCCATTTGTTGGTGGTTCTTTGTATTGGAAATTAGGAAAAAAATAAATGGCTAAGCAAAGTTTAAAAGAAATTATAAAACTTGAGTATCAGAAGTGTGCGGGAGACCCTATATACTTTATGAAAAAGTATTGTATGATTCAACATCCTGTTCGTGGTAAGATTCCATTTCATTTATATGAATTCCAAGAAAGAACATTAGACCAATTTACAGAACATAGATACAACATCATTCTTAAATCTCGACAAACAGGTATCTCAACCTTAACTGCGGGATTTTCACTTTGGAAAATGTTATTCAATCAAGATTTTAATGTATTAGTAATTGCAACTAAACAAGAAGTTGCCAAGAACCTTGTAACGAAGGTTCGTGTAATGAATCAGTACTTACCATCGTGGTTAAAACAAAATACAGTAGAGGATAACAAACTATCCCTACGATATTCAAATGGTTCTCAGATAAAAGCAACTTCTGCTGCTAGTGATGCTGGTCGTTCTGAAGCACTATCCCTTTTAGTATTTGATGAAGCAGCATTTATTGATAAAATTGAAGATATATGGGTATCTGCACAATCTACCTTATCAACGGGTGGTAATGCAATTATACTTTCTACTCCAAATGGTGTTGGAAACTTTTTCCATAAAACATGGGTAGGTGCAGAAGAAGAAACAAATACATTTAATACAATACGTTTACATTGGAGTGTACATCCTGAAAGAAACCAAACTTGGAGAGATGAACAAGAAGTTTTATTAGGATTAAAAGGAGCAGCTCAAGAATGTGATTGTGATTTCGTTTCTTCTGGTGATACTGTTATAGACCCCCAACTTTTAATGTTTTATAAAGAAACATTTGTACAAGAACCAATTGAAAAGACCGGATTTGATGGAAACCTATGGAAATGGGAATATCCAAATTATAGTAAACCTTATATGGTAGTTGCCGATGTTGCTCGTGGAGATGCAGCAGATTTCTCAGCATGCCATGTGATTGATATCGAAGCTTCCACACAAGTTGCTGAATATAAAGGTAAATTGGATACAAAAGATTTTGGAAACTTTTTAGTTTCACTTGCAACTGAATATAATAATGCATTATTAGTAATTGAAAATGCTAATATTGGTTGGGCAGTTTTACAACAAGTAATTGATAGAGGTTATCAAAATACATTCTATATGAGTAAGGATTTAAAATACGTAGATACTGAAAATCAGCTACATAATAAATACAATAGAGAAGAAAGAGGAATGGTAGCAGGATTTAGTACAACTTCTAAAACACGACCTTTGATTATTTCAAAATTAGAACAATATGTTAGAGAAAAATCAGTAACAATACGTTCAGAGAGAACGATTACTGAATTATTCACATTTATATGGAATGGTAATAGGGCAGAAGCAATGAGAGGGTATAATGATGATTTAACAATGTCATTGGCAATTTCATTGTGGGTACGTGACACTGCATTAAGATTAAGACAAGAAGGAATTGATTTAACTAAACAAGCATTGGGTGGTATATCATCACATAAATTAGATGTAGTAGGAATGGGATTTGGTGGAAATTCATCAATGGATGAAAATCCATGGGAAATGAAAATTGGAGAACATATGGAAGACTTAACTTGGTTAATTAAATAATTATATATTTATAGTGTAGGAGAAAATAAGTTAAAAATAAAGGTTATAATTTAAAAATAGGAACAAAATGGCAGATACTTCATTTTTTGGTAGATTAACAAAACTATTCAGAGCTCAGGCAATCGTAACGGTTGACAAAAAGGGCATGAGGAAAGTTTTTGATGCTGATGAAAGACAACAAACAAATTTATCCTCTCTAAGAGATAGATACACAAAATTACAAAAATCTTTCTTTGAACAAGCGGGCGGTGCACAATCAATGGCATACCAACAAGTTCGTAGAGAAGTTTTTAGAGATTACGATGCAATGGATTGTGACCCAATATTAGCATCGGCACTTGATATATATGCAGACGAATCAACACTAAAAAATGAATTTGGTGATACTTTAGGAATCGTATCAGATAATGAAAAGGTACAAGAAATACTAAGAAACTTATTTTATGATATCCTTAATGTTGAATTTAACTTATGGCCGTGGGTAAGAAATATGTGTAAGTACGGAGATTTCTTCTTAGGTTTAGAAATTGCTGAAGGTAAAGGGATTGTTAACGTAACACCCCATTCTGTTTACAATACAGAACGATTAGAAAGAACAGACCCTTCAAATCCAAACTCGGTTAAGTTTAAAGTAACCGAAGACCCGAATGGTAAGGAGGAGTATGAAAACTTTGAAATAGCTCATTTTAGATTATTAGCAGATACAAACTGGTTACCTTATGGAAAATCAATGATTGAAAATGGGAGAAGATTGTGGAAACAATTATCTCTTATGGAAGATGCTATGTTAATCCATAGAATCATGAGAGCACCTGAAAAGAGAGTTTTTAAAGTAGATATTGGTAACATTCCACCAACAGAAGTTGATAACTATATGCAGAGAATTATGAACAAAATGAAAAAAGTTCCTTTTGTTGATAGAAATACTGGTGATTATAACTTAAAGTACAATATGCAAAACCTAACAGAAGATTTCTATCTTCCTGTTCGTGGTAGTGATAGTGGAACATCTATTGAAAATCTTGCAGGGTTGGAATATGCAAGTATTGAAGATATTGATTATTTAAAAAATAAATTATTTGCAGCTCTTAAGATTCCAAAGGCTTATTTAGGATATGACGAAAATGTAGGTGGTAAAGCAACATTAGCGGCAGAAGATGTAAGATTCGCAAGAACAATTGAAAGAATACAAAGAACCGTAGTTTCAGAATTATCTAAAATAGCTATCGTACATCTATATTCTCAAGGAATCACCGATTCAGAAATGACTAATTTTGAATTACAATTGGTTAATCCATCATTCATTTATGAACAAGAAAAAATAAACTTGTGGAGTGAGAAAATTAGATTGGCTCAAGATATACAAGGATTAAATATGTTATCTAAGGATTGGGTATATGAAAATGTATTTAAATTATCAGATGGTGAACAAGATACACAGAGAGTTAGAATGTTAGACGACCTTAAAGATAGATTCAGATTCCGTTCTATTGAAGATGAGGGTAATGACCCTGCAATGGAAGATGAAGAACCAGATGACATAGAAGAATCATTGGAGGCATTAAAACAAGAAATTAAAGATAAAGGTGGAAGACCAAAAGAAGGTGGAACGTATAAAAAAGATAAAAGTCCTTTTGGCAGAGACCCACTTGGTGATAAAGAAAGAAAAGATGCTAAAAAGAACACCACTTCTGAAGAAAGAGGATTGAAATATATAAATGGGATTTCACCAAAACGAAAGTATTTACATGAACTAAAAAGTATGCTTGATGAGGAAAACCTTATTAATGATACTGAAAATTAATTTATCTTTTATATTTTTATATTTATAATAGAGAAAAATTTACTATATCATAATTGGAAATAGACAAATGAAAAAAATAAAACACTCAAAATTTAAAAACACAGGATTTTTGTTTGAACTTCTGACTAGACAAATTACTTTAGAAGTAATTAATGGAACAGAAGAGAAAGCAAAAAATATAATGGCCGAATTCTACGGAAAAGGCTCAGAACTTGCTAAAGAATTAAGACTATTTAATTTATTAATTAATGAAAAATATAGTACAAATGACAAGGCTGAAAAGTTTATAAATGCTATATTAGAGGCACATTCTAAACTTGAGTATAAAAAACTTCAAAGAGAAAAATACAATTTAGTAAAATCAATTAAAGAAAATTTTGAATTAATAGACTTTTTATCTTCTCCTGTAACTAATTATAAAGTTTTAGCTTCAGTTCATAAAATATTTGAAGCTAAAAAATTGGATGTTTTAAATGTAAAGGAGGTATTTAATGCTAAAGAAACACTTATAGAGCATATATCTATATCTTCAAATAAAAATCAAAATTCAATTCCTGAAACAGATAAATTAGTTGAAGAATACAAAAAACAAGAAAAAGATTTAAGATTACTTACTTTTAAAATTTTAACTGAATCTTTTAACAAAAAATATACAAATTTAAATGAATCTCAAAAAGGATTATTAAGAGAATATATTAATAATGTTTCTAATACTTCTAAATTTAATGAATATTTTGAATCCGAATTAATCAAAACTATTACCGAACTACATTCAATGTATAAGGGTATGAAAGATAAGATTACAAAAATAAAATTAAGAGAAACTATTAATGTTATAAAAAAACAGAAAATCGGTAAGAAAATTACTGATGAACAGGTTTCTTCACTAATGATGTCTTATGAGTTGATTAAGGAGATAAAAAATGTCAATGAAAAACAGTCTTAATAAATTTTTAGAAGAAATAATCCAAGAAGTAGAAACTGAATTGGATGAAGCAACTGCATCTGCTAATGTAGCTGGATATAATACTCCTGCTGCTTTTTCTGATGGTGGTTCTAAAGATAAAAAACGTAAGAAAAAAATATCTACTCAATTTGGTATGAAGATAGTTGGTAAGATGGATGAAGACCTAAACGAAGCAACATTCAGACCAAACTCAGGTACTATGAGTGGTGGTACATATGGTTTAGATAAAAGAAAGTATGAATTAAAAAGAGATGTTAAAGGTGTAAAAATCGGTGATTATACAAATGTAACATTACCTAAAGGAACTATTATATATAACTTACCAGGTGGAGTATTTGCACACCATCGTTCATTAAAAAGCTATGAAGCTGGAATGAATAAATATTTTAATAAACCTACATTCAGAGGAATATCAATTAGAAGAGAAAAAAATGTTATTCTTTCAATAGAAAAAAATTCAAAGATATTAGAATCAGTAAACGAAGCTAAAATACAAAGACCAGTAAATCGTTGGTTAGCAATAAAAAATGATGAAACCAAACATCCTCATAAGAAGATGGCAATGGGTTTAAAAGAATTAAAATATCAGTTAGCTGAAACTCAAAAGTTTTTTAATTGGTATAACAAAATTAAATCAATGAATGAATTAGATTCATCGGATTATTGGAAGAGGACAAACAAACATATTTATAAGATAAAGGAGCGATTGATTAATATCGCCAAAACCATACAGGAGATAGAAAAATGAAAATAACACGAGAAGCATTAAAAACCATAGTTAAAGAAACTATGATAGAAGAATCAGAATATCAAGAATTCTTTAAAAAAGCACTAGAAAAAGCTGGTGGCTCTATACCTAAAATGTCTGAAGAAGAAAAGAAAGCATTCTTTAACAAGATTGAAAAAACTTGGAAAGGTAAAGGGGAAAAGAAAGAATCAGTAAACGAAAAAACGAATTCTTCTAACGCTAAATTTAAATTAGAGGTTAATATTAAAGATATAGCTAAACAAATAGGAACAAAGTATTCCATTTCACCTGCGAAAGATGCAAAGAATTCATATTTCATCAACAAATCTTCTTCGGATGAATTTGTAGGAAGCTTTTACTATGATGGTAAAGAGTTTACGGCGTTAGATATGCCAGGTAATCTTTTTAACTCAATAAAAAAGTTAAAAGTATCTACTGAAGACCAGACCCTAGAGAGTATCTTTGATATATGGGATGAATTTTTTGATGATAGGGATGGTATTACACAAGGTAGTGTTAAAAGTGGAACTCAGTTTGATTTTAATACTGATAATCAAAAAGCTTTAAAAAACTTTATGAGAAAAGCTGTTCAGTATTTAAAGAAAAATAAAATTGAATTCAAAACTCGTAAGGACCAATTCACTACCATAGAGGAATCATTGGATGAAGCTCAATCACCAGCACAAAAAGCAGCATTTGCAAAAATGTTAGCTAAAAAAGATGGTAAAGATGAATCTACTGATGATAAAAAAGAAGAAGTTAAAGAATCAGTAGTAAACGAAAGGGACTTGGATAGAGACTACACTAAAACTGCTAAAGAAAGAATGGCTGATAGAAAAATAAATTTATTTGCAACTTGGGAAATGAGTTTCGCAGATATGAATCTTAATGGTGTTAAATTATCTAAGAAGAATAAGTATAAAGTAAAAGCAAGAAATACGGTTGAAGCAATTAAGAAAGCTGCTAAAATGGCTGGATTAAAAGGTGGAGACTGGCTTGGAACACATACTCATTCTTTGAAGAAAATCGGATAATAATAATATAATGACCAAAAAAGAATTGTTAGAAATAATTGATGAAGAAATTCATAACGTTAAGTTAGGGAACATCAGCGAAGAGTTATCTGAATCCGATGAGGATACAATCAGAAAACTAATTCGTACAGAAGTTTCAGCAATATTTTTTGATTTGTTTAAAAAACGTAAAAGTTGGGGAGCATAATGAATAATTTATTAATAGAAACAAGACTGTTCGAAGGTAGAGTAAACGAAGATGATAGTGGAAGAACTATCGTCAAGGGAATTTTACAAAGAGCAGGTGCAGAAAACCAAAATGGTAGAGTTTATCCAAGAAATATTTTGGAAAGAGAAGCTAAGAAATACGAAGTTCTTATTAAAGAACGTAGAGCACTTGGTGAATTAGACCATCCAGATTCTTCGGTAATCAACTTAAAGAACGTATCTCATAATATAAGAGAAATTCATTGGGATAATGATGATTTAGTAGGTACTGTTGAGATATTACCAACCCCAAGTGGAAATATACTAAAAGAATTATTAAAGGCAGGAATCCTTCTTGGAATCTCTTCAAGAGGTATGGGTTCAGTTGTTAATATAGGAGAAGGAAAAGTTAAAGTAGGTGAAGATTTTGAATTGATAGGTTGGGATTTTGTTTCTAATCCATCAACTCATGGTGCATTTATGACTCCGATGAACGAATCTGTGAACAAACAACTTCAAGAACAAGCAGTAGTTTGTAACGAGTGGTGTAAATCACAAGATTTAATGAGAGAAATTATAACAGAATTAAACTAAGTTATGGCATTTGATATAAAAA